TGCCGACCGCCTTGTTTAGCGCGTCGATCTTCTCCTTCGCCGTGGCGGTGGCAGTGTCCAAGTTGGACATCGAGCCAATCATATTCAGGATCGAATCAGAGGCTCTCAGCCCTGTGTCATCGAGTTTCAGGTTGTTGACGTTGATCATCGATAGCGCATCGTTCACCCCATTGAAGCGGGTGAATACGCCTTCAATTGCCTTGATCACCTCGTCGGCAGTGGTGTCCCAGCTGCTGGCAAAATCAGTGAACTGAGCCTTGAAATAATCAGGAAGCGATTTCGAGCTGACGATGGCCTTGGCCAGGAACGTACCCATGATGTCGTCATAGTTATGCTGCAGGGCTTCGGTTGCGTCTGCTGCGCTGAACTGCTGATGGAACTCCAGCGCGTTGGCCCCGCCTTGGCCGTCGATAGTCGTGCCGAACGTGGTCGAATATTTCCCGGAAGTTTTGCGCACCTGCAACATGTCGTACGCATCGACTTGCGATCCGTTACCCAGCACGGAGTACAGCATGCCCAGAGTGCTGGTGAATTTGTTTAACGTAGCGTCCATTTGCAGGTCGACGGCTGCGCCGTATTTAGGAGCCTTGGTCTGCCAGCCTTGGACGATTCCTCGCGACGTGTACTCCCCATTCACATAGCTGCCTTGGGCAGAGGTGCTGATATCTGGATACTTTTCACCACTGCCGAATGCCTTGCTCGACACGAACGAGCCAACCACAGCGCCGATTGCAGCACCAATTGCAGTACCGATTACCGGTACGATCGAGCCGATAGCTGCGCCTGCTGCAGCAAAGCCCGCCGTTGTGGCCGCCCCTTTCGCACCATATGCCTGGTACGACTGGATGACCGAGTAAACAGCGCCTACATAACTTAAAGCAGAGCTAAGTGAGGCCAGGCTGGATGAGGCGTTAGCCGACGATACCCAGTTACCGTACTGAGCACCGGTATAGCCTGCTTGGGATGAACCGGCAGCTAGGCTCGCAGCAGCGTTGCTCGCGGTCGCCGACCCAGAAGTGAATGCGTTGGTAATGGCAGTTTTAACGTAATCAGCGCCATTTCCGAATGCGCCTTCCAGTCCGCCGATAACGCCTTCACCACCGCTCCAGCCCGACATGATTGCCTTGCCGAAATTGCTCCCAGCGATGGAAATCACATTTTTCGCGGAGCCAAGCAAGGAGCTTATGCCTCCACCGCCACCCGTGCCCAGATCTCCGAACAAGCCTGAAGACTGAGCGGCTGCGCCGCCGACACCCAAAGCACTGGCGAACTGAATGATGATCGGCTTGGTTATCGCCATGTGCAGCATTTCGGCGAGGAACTGACGGAAGCTATCCTTGAGGCTGTCCATAAAATTTCCGGACTTGCTCAGGATCGACTTCCACATGTCCGCAAAAGCTTCGTCAATACGATCTACAGCGCCCTCAGTGAACTGTCCCCAAGCTGTAGCCGCACGCTGATTCTGCTGGTACTCAACGCCTAGGCGGGCCAGAGCGTCGCGGTAGGCATCGGCTTTTTCCGGGTACAGCTCTATAGCCCGGTTGAGCGCCTCCTGCTCGCTGGTGTAATCGCGGAGCAGCTTGGTCTGTGGGTACAGGCGGTCGACGATGCTGTTCGCTTCGCTTGCTTCCTCCAGAGCCTTGTTATGATCCAGCTGAGCTTTTGTCGCCTCCAGCAGTTGATCATATTCCTTGGTGCCGTACTCGATGCTCTTGCCAACCAGCGCGATCTGCATCGACTTCTGAACGTTGAATGCTTCGAGCGCAGCTGTGCCTTGCAAGGTCGCGGTCGCCTGAGCCAAGGTCTGCGAAGACTCGACACGCAGATCGGCGATGTTTTTGGCTACGTCGCGCCGGTCCTCCGCCGCCGTCTGATTTTTGATGGCCTCTGTGACCTTATCCCGGGCATCCGCACCGGTCTTTAAAAGCTCTTCCTCTACTTTCTGCTGAAGCGTTATCTCGCGAATATTGTCGATGCCGGCAAGGTAACCGTCGGCCAGATCGTTCGCCGCTTGGGTCGAAATGACCGATTTCGCGGTCAAATCTTCCAGCGCTTTCTGCTGGTTTTTGAGCTCAGTGGCTGCTTCCCTGGCCGCAGCGTTTCCAAGCTTCGTCTCGTCCTTGGCGGCCTTGGTGGCAGACTTGTTCGACTCGATGGCGTTGGCGGTCGACAGAATCGCGATGCGATCAGCTTCCGAAAGATCAGCATGCTCTGCGATATACCGATTGGCTTCCTTGATCGCGTTACCGCCATCCTGCAAGCCGGCCAACTGCTTCTGAATGGTGTCGAGATACTTCTCGCCCTCGGTGGTGAATCCTGCCTTTGCCTGGTTGTTGGCCTGAGTGGCAGTCGTATTCTGATTCAGCGCTCCGGTCATCTCGCCAAGACGCGCGGTAACTTGTGCCGCAACAGAGGCGTTATCGCTCAGCAGCCCGGCCTTAGTTTCCCACTGACGCAGTTGCTCAGGAGAAATCTGACCGTTGGCGGCGGCTTCACGCAAAATAGGGCCAAGCGATTGGCCAGCCGCGCGTGCGGCGTCCATTTTTGCGACCAGCGCCTCAAACGACCGAACTTGCTCTGCCATTTTGGCAGGATCAACCATTTCAGGATTAACGGGCTCGATCAGCGCGCTTTGAACCGACTCCCTCAGATCCTTATAAGCGTTCTCAACTGCCAGCGTTGCGCCGAGCTGCTTGTCCTTCCATGTGTTGATTTGCGCACGCTGCTGATCCTCGTTGAGCTTGTTGAACTCGGTACGGACCTGATCGACGGATTTGCCAAGGGCGCCCAAATCGCCCATCAGGGTTTTTGACTTATCGCTAAAGTCAACGAAGGACAGCGCCACAGCGCCAGCCATGAAAGCCAACCCCACCGGACCGCCAAGCAGCCCCAAAAGGCCTGAGGCGCCGGTCTTTAACCCACCCCACGCACGGGCTGCGAAAGTGGCCGATGCGGCGCTTTCGTTCGCAGCGATTGTGGCAGCCCTGATCGCCAGCGTCGTTTCTGCGAGGGCAACCTTGGATGCCGTGACTCGCGCATTCGCGGCCTGAATCTGAGCCGAGGTCGCTACAGTGGTTGCAGCAAGCGAGCGCTCGGCGGCTTCGACCTGTTTCGTGATTACGATCTGGGAGCCACGGATCTCGACCATCCGGGCCAAGGCTGCGTTTCTGCCTGTCTCGGAAATCTGGGCTTTTAGGCGCTCCTGCTCCAGCGCCATCTCCGCAACCAATGCGGCCTGGACCGCGCGCACGTTTGCCAGCTCTGATTCCTGTCGCGCGCGGTCAGTGGCAACTTTCGTCTGCGCAGCCTGGAGTTCCTGATTCGCTCGCGCGACGAGCGCCCGGGCGTCGACCTGTTTAGCTTCCGCAGCCAATAGATCCTGTTGCGCGGTGCGCGCTGCAGCAGCGAGCGCTTTTTGATTGGCAAGTACAGATGCACCGGAGGCGGCCGTCCACTGCACCATGCCACCAGCTACCTTACCGAGGGCCGCATACAGAACAACGCCTAGAACGGTCGAAAGAGTCTCGGCGTGCTGAGAAATTACCGCAAACGCCTCGGGGACTTTTATCGCATCAAGCGCGCGAGATGCCTGGTTAATTGCGCCAGAGAGGGAAACGCTGGTCCCGGACAGCTTGTCTGTCTCACCAATGATGCGGGTGAACGAGGTCTGTATGCGAGTCAGTGCAGTGCCGATCGTGCTCTGCATTTCATTGAACAAGTTGTCTACAGCGCCCGCCTCAGCTTGCAACGCCGCAACTACGGCAGCGGCAGTCAGCTTGCCGTCTGCGCCGAGCGAACGAAGCTCGCCTACAGTTTTACCCATGCCTTTAGCAATCGCCTGGGCGAGCGCCGGGGCTTGCTCAAGCACAGAGTTCAGCTCTTCGCCGCGCAGAGTACCAGAGGCAAAGGATTGGCCAAGTTGCACCAGGGCGGCGTCAGCAGACGCAGCAGAGGCGCCACTGATGACCAAGGTTTTCGAGATGGTTTCGACTATCCCGGCCACACCCTGGCCGCTCAGCTTCAATTCTTTCTGGTTCGTAGCGATGCGCTGGTAGAGCTCCGCAGTAGCTCCAAGCGGCTGACCGGATTTCTGCGCAATACTGAAAACCGCGTTTTGCGCTTCGGTGAATTCCTTACTGCTCGACGTCACCAACTTTAGCCGGTTAGCGACGGTGGTATACGCCTCCGCCTGATCGACGATGGCATTCACACTCGCGCCGCCGATCGCCAGCGACAAGGCGCCTTTGAGGATTCCGGCAGCTGACTGCGCGCTTTTTGCTGCGCGATCAAATGCCGAGTCCACCTTGCCTAGCTGGTTGTCGATTCGACCAGATGCTTTTGTGACCGAGGCGTCAGCGCGCTCCATCTCCTGGCGGAGTTGTGCCGTTGTCGCCTCAAGCCGGATCAGCATCCCGCGAACTTCTTGGCCTGCCATGCATTTTTCTCCGGGCGAAAAAAAACCGGCTCGATTGGCCGGTTATGTTTATCTGTGATCCTGAGATCAGGAGCGTTGGAACCGTCTACTCATTTGAACGCGGCGACTTAACGCCGCGCATCAATTCGACGACCTGCTTTGCCACGTCAGCAGAAGCGAGAGCTGTCACCTCCTCTATGACCTCGGCATCCATGCTTGCAGGTTTGAGGTTTTTCAAACCCTTCCCAGTAATCTGAATAGGGCGAGTCTCACCGTTCGGAAGCATAAGACTTCCCGAAAGACTTACCTTCGCCTGCGCATCGACGGTATTTAGGTAGTAGGTGGGCGCAAGGATCATTTGCGACATGAACGACGAGTCATCGTCGATCCACAACTCTACATTTGCGCTGGAAAGCACCAACGTGACATCCGCAGGGTCACCATCACGACTGTCGCCAATCCGCGTCTGATCGAAAGTCGATCGGACATACAGATACACTCCATCCGTCAAGGATTTTCCAATAGGAACGTTGAATTTCTGGCCTTTCCAGTTACTCGACTTCAAAGGAATATTTGACAGAGTCAGCTGCTGAAATTGCTGGCTTGCAA